TGTACATCAGAATGCTTCCAGTTTAATGAAGCGTAGATAGCTGATCTTCTGCTACCGCCTTGCATCACTCGTCTACCTATTTCGTTAATCATCTGCATCTTAGGTATAGGNCCAGACGCTGTACCACCTGTTCCTTTTAACGTAGCACCTGCACCACGATATACAGAATANTCAATACCGATACCACCACCTGTCATAAGACATGACTCTGTTTTCCAAGACAAATTAGCCCAGTCTTCTCTGGTGTCTTCCTCTGCTCTCAATAGAAAACAATTGTTAAAAAACTTATTACTTCTCCCAGCATAATAAAGATAACGTCCACCGGGAATGAACTTTAAATCAGTTATCATGTTGGTAAGTTCTTTTACTTCATCAGATGATAAGTGTTCTCCACAGACATCCTCTGCAAGTGTGTGTGCTAGATCCTGCCAAGTCTCACAACCATCATGCATATACTTATGCTTAAAGATTGTTTCACTAAACTCAGATCTGAACATAGGGTTTTCGTTGCTACGCCATGTAGACATATTCTCTCTCCTTTAGATGTTAAATTTAATATTATAAGTCGTAAAGTCTTTGTGCTATGTTACTTCTTACAACCCATATATAGCTGTCACCAATTGTTTCTCTTTCTGACCAGATACTGAAGCCTGATTTACAGCCACGTTTTTCATAATACCTTGTTATGTTATCAATCAAAAGCTCTGTTCTTCTTTTTGATTCTAAATAATTATACTTAGGATTAGGGTTTGCATTCAAAGAGTTATTCACTTTCTTTTACCTTTTCTATTAAGAGATTTAAATAGTATTTTGATTTCTCCAAATCTTCTAAAGGCTTACCCTTGTAGTTATAACGCCACAAGTATTTAAGTATGTTTCCTTTTAAGTAACCACAAAAATCTGAGTCTTCCATACTGGCTTCTATTGCACGTATAGCTTCAACATTCTTACGATTGTAATGGGGTGGTTGGTTAACCATATCTACTGTGTCATCTTTATTCTTATTACTGTAAGGCGATAACATAGTGTCTTCTTTCATTTTATTTAAGTAGTAATCTGAACTCATTTACTCTCTCCAGTTTTAAGTTTTAGTAGCGTTTAAAAGAATATTAATTCTTCTATATGTAAACTCTCTTTCTCCATTCATTATCATTTTAAAATACCTACGTGCATAGTATGGATCTATTCCTGCAAGCTCACATATAGGTTCAAAAGTTGATGCGGTTACACAATCAGGAATAGTAAACCATTTAATTGCACAGTCTCTGTCTGCTACTGCTGTCTTTGGTTCTCCTTCATACTCTGGTTTAGTTGCATCTAATAAAGACTGTAAAAATACTGCTATAAACATTACCCTTTCTGGGCTTGATCTCTTTAGTTCTTCTTGTCCTTCGTTGAAAATATATGTAGAAGAGAAATGATCCCATGTATTATTACTACCAAGATGAATATCCTCCATACTTTGATCCGACATACTTACGGTGGTCGTGATCTTCATGTGTTGTTCTGTGTCTAGCTTTCGGTTCATTGATCCATTTCTCAGGAACAATACGACTTGCCCACTGAAATCCTGTGTTAGTAGCCCAGTCACCTAATGTAGTAGGGCTATTCTTTCTTATCTTTACTGTAGCATCCATAAAAATGAACCTAATGTCAAGTGTTGGGTTACTGCTTCTTACAAAGATCATCTTCTGTCTGTCTTTTAAAGGGAACCATCCCTTACATTCAAGTATAATTCCATTAGGTAATACTATGTCAGGTGTGTATCTCTTACTTATCTCAGGAACCCTATAGTCAATCTTGTATGGCTCATACTCAAAGTCATCTATCTCTCTTTCTTTGAGATCAAGATACACATTCTTTTCAAAGCTGGATCTAAAAGTTGGGAGTGAGTTCTTCGACATTGGGAAGCTTCCTTACCTCAGTTAAATACCGTGTACCATTAGCGTAATTAAAACCACGTAGACCAATACCATCATTAGCATCTTCCCAACATTCAAATTTAAATCTACAATACGAACACCCAGTAGCCAGCTTTCTATTTCCTGATTGACCGTCTGCTGTATCATCATAACATCTTTGAGGTGGAGTATCTTTTGATAGTGCTTGTTTTAACTCTTTGACTCTGTCTTCAGGGTCAATCATTTCCATTCGATGTAAGGGCATCACAGTTACTTGACCTGTTTGTTTATCCATTACAATGAAAGCTGTTTCCTGATCGTTGTTCTTGTGTGCATATGCAGACATCTGTCCTACGTATCCAAAGGGATCATCTTCTGTAAGTGTTTGGTTCTTAAACTTACTGAAGGATCTACCTGATGCTGATTTAAAATCTACTAGAACACCATCAACTCTAGCGTCTTGGTGTCCCTTAACTCCATCTATATCATGTTCTTCTTGTTGATCTTCTACAGAATGTCCTGCCATCTTAACTAATAAAACAAGTAGTTCTTCTATCATGTGACCATAAAGAAACTTTAATCTTGTGGAATAGTCTAGTTGTTCAGGTTCTGTACTGTCCCTAGACTCATACCATAACTGTCTTGATGGCTTACCAAGAGAAGACATTCTTAGTACAGTTCGCTTCTCTTTGCTAACAGCTTCTGTAAAAGAAGAGGTGATAGCATCAGAAACATTATCACAAAATACTTTTAGTAGTTCAGGGTCTGGAGAGGAACCCTTCTGCCACAACTGTTCAAGATCATGTGTTAACGTGGAGATATTTTTCATAATGCTATCACCTTTCTTATGCTAAGTTATATAGGAGAATCCTCAATGCGTTCTTCACTGAACCCACCTTCAACAACTGGGAAATCTTCTGAGTCTCCTGCGTTAGGATTATCATATTCAACAAGGTCAACTAACTGAACACCTTGTAAAAGGAACATGTTAAATCCTGTCTTCGTAGTCTTGGAGACAAACTTAGCATTAACAACTGAACCATTGCCCAACTTTTGATACATAGAATCATCAAGTTGTTTATTAGAACCATCAACTAATGGTGGCTTCTGGTTCAGATTACCATTGTAATCGTATCCATATGCTTTTAATGTTACGAACTTACCTTTCATTCCAGCATTGGCTTTACCTGACTCAGGATCATCTGTCTTAACATTTAATCCTGCACTCTTGGCAGCCTCAACATTCTTCTTGTCAAGATTACCAATCTCAATGGAGTAACGTTTGTCATCAGGTGACATAGGTGTACCCATCGGGGTGTGTAGTTTAGGCCAATAAGCTTTTCCAGAAATAACTGGCATAGTTTTTATCCTCTTCGTTTTCTATAGGTTTCAAAAATTTAGTACTCACTACAAATAAAGCAACCGATATCGATAGTCAAGAAAAAAATTTAATATCGTGTAACTTTTTTATAGGCAGGTTGTAGCAGTCTGCCTTAATAATAAATCCGTTGTCTCCTTCCTTTTCTCCTTTCTTATAAAATGTTGCTTCATCAAAATACTTTTCTTTCTCTATCCATCCTAGCACCCAACCCTTTGACAGGTCATGTAACATTCGGACGAATACATAGACATCACATGTTTGTTTTGTGTTGTAAGCTGACACACTACACATGTAATAATCTAATGGTTTGACACCACATCGTTTAGTCTTCACATCTATCGTGAACTTGGGTGTCTTAATATCATAGTCATAAGTGTTTGATATCTCACTATCTTTTATCATATCGTTAACACCTATCTCACCTAAGAAACCTATGACATTGCCAGTTCCTTTTGAGATAGAGTTGTTTAGTATTCCCATCTCCTCTGACTTCTTGTTAGCCAAAGTGATCCAATCTTCTTTAATATTAAATTCATCTATCATGGTCTATGTCCATATGGTTCGGCTTCGTCACCGTAAAGAACAATACATCCTCTTGGACCTTCTTCACAGTTAGGATAACTAAAACAGGCTATATGATTATCATCGTGTAACTGATTTATAATTTTCTCTAACTCTTCAATTCTATATTTTAATAGATGAGTTACCTTTTTATATTGTTTTGTTTTTACCACTTCTTTTAAGTATCTTTCTTTGTAGCTTTTAATTCTCTTCATATCAGTGTGTCTCTGCCCAGTTCGATCCAATCTTTGCTTCACTATCAAGAGGGCATCTGACAGCTAAACTTTTCTCTGTATCTTTCATTGCTATCTTAGTGATAGAACAGAACTCTTCTGCATCATCTTTGTGTACCTCAAACTGTACCTCATCATGTATATTG